CATTAGTAGACTCTAGTGGTAATATATTTAGTTTGTTTAAAACAAAAACCATATCGGGTAATGCTACAACAGAACTTTTATCTCAACCTCTTGTAATGGAGGAAAGTGAGATACTTAAAGTACAGGCTGGTGACGCGAATGAGCTGCACGTCATAGCCTCAATATTAGAAATACAGCCAAGAGAGGTAACATCATAGTGAGAGTAATAGAACCAAAAGAAGTGATAGAAGAGATCTATAACCTTAGAACAGGGGAAAAATACAAGAATGATGAGGAATGGAAGGCAAAGGGCATACCGGAATCAGAGATAAGAAAAGATGTCAGGGTGATCATGCCTAGCCTTGATTTATTTGGAGAAACAAAATAAGATAGTACGATGGCCATATCTAGAATGCAACAACCCAGACAAATGTACGGATTAGGTAGCTTTGTTAAAAAAGTTACAAGAAAAGTAACTAGACCTTTTACAAAGGTAGCTAAAAAAATAGTACCAAAAGAGATTGCAGGTATTATGAGAGTTGCTGCACCTTTCTTGCCGCCAGGGTACAGAGAGGCAGCATATCTATTAGGAACAGCAAAACAAACTGGTAGAATCAGTCCTGTGGATTTAGCATTAACTCTTGCACCAACTATTGGAAAAATGAAAGTAGGTGAAAGTGGTCAAACTGTAAGTCAAAGACTTGGTGCTTTGGATGTGCCTTTTACAGATAAAAGTTTAGGAGAAGTTTTAGTTGGATCACCTAAAATTGAGGGCATTAATGAATCAATTCAAGCTTCTCCAATGGGAAGAACCACAGTATTAGAAGGAGTTGGAGCTAAGGATGCAACATCAGGTATATTTGGTAAAGGTGGTGAATTTTTTCAATTTGGTAAAGAAGGTGGACCTGGTATATTAGATACTAAAGCAGGACAGACTTTATTTGGACAATCTAAAGATCCTACAAAAATAAGTAAAGCTAAAGTAGCAGGTTTTGGAACAGGACTATTTTCATTAGTAACAGCTGCTAAAACTCCTGAAGAAGCAGGAGAAGCGTTAGTTGC